CTTTAGCCGTATTCGGAGTACTGTCTTTCTGCTGGACTAACTGAAAAAAACCCTGTTCGACAGGACTCCCGGATTTAATTACACCGTTTGCGTCAATAGACGCCGCTGTTGTTTCTGAAAATGCCTTTTTGACCTTTAAGGGTCCGGTAAAACGTGTCATATTTCCATCCTTGGGGGTCTTGGTTTTTATTTCTTCTTCGGATTCAACCTACGTCCCCTCATTAAGTGGTGGGGCGGGTTTCCCCGCCCCCCGTTAGACTTTTACGCTGCGCCACCAGTTCCGAAGACGCCTCGTGGGTCGGTCCAGCCGCTTGAGAACCGTTTCGTGGTCGCAAACTTCAAGTTCTGAGTATCGAACTCGTTGTCGCGCACGATTTCAGCATCTCTGCGGTCGTACCAGACAAGTCCGTGTGGAACATCGGTAACGATGAACCAGGCGTCGTTATCCGTAAGATACGGGGAAACAACCAGATCCTGGAACAATCCCTTAGTCGTGTTCCTGTCGTTGTCAGCCGAACCAACCACATAATCAGTCTCAATAAGTTTGAGGGCTGTGTGGTTAAGCGCAGTTGGAACTACCAGACACTTAGGCATGACACGGATTTTCAGGGACTGATCGTCCACGAAGTCCATGAGATCCTGAGTGGCAGTTTCCAAAGAGGTCTGAGACAAATCAGAAGCCGTAGAAAGCTGGTTTCTGTATGTGCCGCCGCCTACCAGAAGGTGGGAAGCATTACATAAGCTCAAGCCGTCTGCACCCGTATAGCTCGTATTGAACGCACGGTTTAAGTGGTTAAAAGAAATGGTTTCCTCTGTTTGCCGCATTGACATGGCAAGCATTTGAGGAATTTCCGTGATATAATTGTACTGGTCGTCCTCGTACATTTCACGAGTTACAATACTACCTAATGCGTAAGTAATATTGCTATACTCTTTTTGGAATCCTTGGAAAGGATCTTCGTAATTGATCGAATCACCTTCGTTCTTGACTCCAGCTAGCCCCAGACCAGTTACGCCCTGCTCTTTCTCGAATCGCATGGACGATTTCTTCATCTGGAAGACTTTGCTGTACAGAGGTTCGTACTCGTTGTACGCAGTACCCCAACGGTCGTGAATACCTGGCCATAGGAGTTCTGCGAAGTTACCTGTTGCTACAGTCATCGTAATCTCCTATACACCTACTTTAACAGTGGCTACACCAGCTATAATCACTTTGCGCCGGAAAGCGTGGTCAGAAATTATGACCTCGATATCCTGGTTGTTCGCAAAGGCATTATCGCCAATACCGCCAGTTGCTTCTTCGTTGGGACCTACACCAATAATCATAAACTGATGCGCTGTCGTGTTGGTCGTTGTTGCATCAGCCAGCTTGACAAGGAACCCGGACACTCCTGCGGCTGAGTTCGCTCCCGCCGCACTCACTCTGGTAAACTGACCGATCATGGACTGCGCGGCAGTCGCATCGGTAGAAGCCAGAAAAGTTTGGTCAGGGCTACAAGCGACATCAACAAAACCAGCAGTAGAAGCATCGAGGAACTGACCGCCCGAAGGCAGAGAGTGCGTCAATGGGCGAGCATTGGAGTCGTAGATTGCCGTAGCAACCCCCAGAACCCCAGGTTCGCCAGCAGATGGCGTAGATGTGGCAATAACGCGAACATGGCCGTTAAAAAATGTTACCGGATCACCCTTGAAAATTGCAGCAGGATTATTGGCACTAACTGAAAATCTGCGGGTAACACCTGTCGGATTCCCGTCAAGGGACCGCATCGGTATCAAACCGCGTGGGTTGTCAGATGCCATTGAAATATTCCTTCCTATTCAATGATGAGTTTTCCGTCGATCTCGCCACCCATGTCTTTGGCCCTCTGCTTGGTGCTTCGGACCACAGCTTCAGCAGCTCGATCATTTAAGTTTTGATGATAGTCATCCCGCTCTCCCAGCACCTCGTTTGGCGCTGCCATTAAAACCAGCTCATTATGTTTTTTTGCCCCTGAAGACGAATTATCATCCATTTCGTGATCTGCTCTTGCGCCTGTCGTATTATTGACGAATGACCACCCTTCAAACTGTTTTCTCTCAAGGTTCGATGGATCATCAACACACCACCGATACCCCATTTTGGGGTCTTTCTCGAAAGTTTCCAGTCTACGGGCGGGACGCCACCTTGCTCTGCTATTCTTCGGTCTTTCATTCTGCTCTGTCATTCTACATTCCTAAATTCTGTTTTGCCTGAAGGTAAGTGACTTCTGCATCTCCACTTTTCTTTTCCGGATACATGGCCCGTGCAATGGCCCTTTCATCGGAGGTAAGACCGGGTTTTGACTTCCCGGTGCGTCTACCGCCCTCCCCTGTAGGGAGGACACCTGGAGATGTTCTTTGAGGTTTTATTCCCTCGTTACCCATCAAGCGGTCAATCTCAGAAAGTTGCTCTTCCAAAGTGAATAAATTAGGGTCCTGCATAACAGCATACCCTACTGAAGCCGCCTTTTGATGCAACGGGTGTCCGGGATCAGCCCAGGGGCGTCTTAACGGACCCCCTTCTTCCCTTTCACCTGCCCAGCGTTCCATAGTCGCCTCATCTTCCGGGGACAAGCCGCCGGATTGAGGTTGAGGCACTTCTATTGGCTGGGGTTGGTATCGTTGAGATTGTTCGATAGCACGCAATTTATTGTCAATATCTATGACCTTCGCGCTATCACCCTCGTCGAGGGCTTCTATTTTTTGGGAGTTTAAATGCGCTATCGCATTTTGTCCCTTGCTGTTTATATCAGACTTTTCAAGGTTTGTCAAACGATCCACAAGTTTTCTCTGCACTTCAGCAGAAGTTTGCAGGGCACGTTCATTTTCCTTCATGTTCCGGTATATCCGGTCGAACCGTGTTTTTACCTTGGGATCAAGCTGATCGAAGTCTATGAAGTCCGTTCCGTCTGGACTTTCTTCCGCTGGTTGAGGTTCCACTGGTTGAGGTTCCTCTGCTACCTGCTCTTCTGCCATTTTACCGCTCCACTTCTGCTAAGATGTCTTCTTCATGGACGGAAAACAATTCAACACCCTCAACCGATATCCATGATCCGCTGTGCTGTTTGAACAGTATTTCCTTGTCCACAAGCTCTTTTACCCAGTCCTGGGCATCCGGTCCTACGGATTCCACTATTCCCGTATTCTCCAGATTCCTTTTCTGGGCATCGTCGGGGATAATTATTCCCCCGTCTGTTTTTTTCTTTACTTCACGTCTTACTATTAAATATTCCCACTTTGGGTGTAGTTTCATTCTATTGCACTCAGTAAATCTCCCACTTCTGTAACTTGTCCGAAAGGAAGTCCAACGACTTCCGCCAGAAACTGACTGACAATCGGCGGGACAGGACCTTCTTCCAACTGTCCACCCGGCCCGAAAAGATCTCTTAACTGCTGTTTGAAAAACGCTATGCCCTCTTCTGAACGGGCTATCCCCGCTCCCTGGCCTCCGGCAACCCCGACTGTCGCCAGTTGTGTGGCCTGTTGCAGATCGTCCCCGGTCAGGTTAAGTCCTTCCGGCATTTCCAGTCTTTCCGCAGGTGCAGGTGCTGGTGCTGGTGCTGGTGCTGGTGCGGCGGCTGGAGCAGGTTGGAAAGGGGTTGGAGGAGCAATATTTTCTCCCCCGCCCGGATCTGCGTAAGAGGGGTCAGCTTCCGGAGATATGTATGTAAGGACAACTTTCCCGTCTTCAACCTGGACGTGCATTCCCTTACCGTCCGGGCTTTTTACAGTTGCAATGACGTTACGGCTCATAAAACCGCTAACCATCCCAAGTAGACCAGGGACCTGGAACGGTAACTTGCGGGTATCAAAATCAGTAAAACCATGTTTTTTTAGCTCTGCCTCTACAAGTTCTTGTGCGCGTTTTTTGCCTTCCTCTGTTTTGATGTTTAATACTTCCCCCGGAAGCAAGTCAGTCGGAATATAGGCGTCTTTGCCTTTGAAAAGGACTTCAGCCTCGTTTTCCGTCATATCGTCGAATATTGCCCTGTTTGTAGGACGATGCACAAGGTTCCCGAATGGACCCACATAAAAGTTTTTCGGGTTTAGCCCTATACTTCTCAAATAGGCGTTATGTTTCTCAGAGAGGTCATCATTGTCTGCCGATTGTGGATTAACTGCGTCCTTTCCAGTAGGTTTTTCTCCAGTAGTAGTAAGAGGTCCTCCGTAAGTTTTTGCTTCTGTAGCCATAAGTTCAGGAGGGATAGCAGGTGTTTCTCTGTAACCCCTTTCACCCTCTGGCCCCCTGTAATAATCTTCCCGTTGTTGTCTTTCTATTTCTTCATTTTGTCTTTCTATTTCTGCTGTCATAGCATCCATTTTTGCTGATGTCTCTGGTCCTACAGTCGTCCCACCAACATCCCCCGGAAACCTGGAAACGGAGGCAGGAGGGGTAGCAGGAGTATCATACCCTGGGGGAAGGCCAAATCTATCGTAAAGCTGTTCTCCTAATGAACCATAAGGACCTGCAAGTCTATCTTCTGTATCAAAAACATTATCATATCCGGCAGTGCTTGGTTCTGTACGCATTGACGGTTGGCCATCTGGCCCAACAAATTCATCAAAATCCGGCGGAATGATATCGTCTAAAGTCACTTCGCTCCCTGGAGGTGTCCCCCTTACTGTGTCCGTATAGGGTACAAGTTCGGCTGCTCTTTCCATCTCTATCGTCCCACGCTTCTTGGGTTCCCCCTTCGTCCCAAAAAGGTTCTTGAATAGTTCACCCCGCTCATATTTCCGCCTAAGAGCATCAAAAAAACTTG